ACGGCCCCAAGCCTCCTACTTCTTTCCGGTGATCAGCGTTCCGAGTGCCCTCGCTCCTGCTTTCGCCTCGCGCTCTCGCTCTTCGTCCCGATCTCCGGGGGAGAAGAGAGCGAAGAGGCACTCCCCGAAGAGGGTGGGGTCGGAGAGTGCTCTCCTCGCGAGCGCTACTATTTTCCCTGCTCCCGGTTGCGCCCCCCCTCGAAGAGCGCGTGCAGCTTGCCGGCGCACACGGTGTAAACCCCGATCCGCTCGCCGACGAGCGCCGCGAGCTCTTCGGGCTTCGGATGCACGACGCACGACATGGTGAAGCGCTGGCAGTTCTCGGGCGTAAGGACCTTGTCCTTTTCGAGCGCCATCGTAAAGGCCTTGTGGACGACGCCTTGCCCCGGCCTGACCGCCAGAACGACGAGCCCCGCCGTTCCGCAGTCCACGATCTCGAAGGCCTCCCCGAGCTTGCCCCCGAGCTCCCCCGCGAACCTCTCTTCGAGTTCGAGGAAGGCGAGCTCTTTGCGCTCCCGGTCGGCCTGCTCGTCTAGCTCCCGGTTCGCCTTGGCTTCGCGCTTCTGCGCGAGGCGCTTCGTCTCTTCTTCTGTCAATGCCATTGGATCGCCCCTTTGTTGTCAGGTGGCCGACGTCTCCCTCGAGAGGGCAGCTCGTACGGCCGTGTCTTTTCCTTCAAGTAGCTTCCGTAGCGCGACGGTTCGTTCGGCGCATCGCGGCAACGTATCCACGACCCACGTTGCCAGGTCCGCAAACGGCTTGCTCACCGTCCGGAGAGGTTCCGGAAGGTGGTCGTAGCCGAAGAATTGCATGATCGGGTCACTCACCCGCTCGCCCTCCTAGATCGACCGCTGCAGGCTCCAGAGCCCGAGCCCGTTCTCCTCGCACTGCAGGCACGCGAGGTCGAACTCGACCAAGATCTCGTCGTTGCCCTCCTCGCGGCTCTCGCGCTCGCCGACGACGGTGCACGGCGAGAACGTGAGCGTTAGTGGCAGCATCCCGAGCGCCTGCACGGCTTGCTCGACGGTCTGCACGCCGATCGGGAACTCCGCGTCGCCCACGGAGCCGAGGCCACCGAGGATCGTCGCGCAGTCCGTCCGGAACGCGGCGGCGGTGTCCTTGAGCATCTTGAGCTTGAGGCTCTTGACGTCGTAGACGCCCGCGGTCCAGCCAAGCGGGGTGCCGTCCTGCCGCGCCGCGCGCACCTTCTTGCGCTCGCGCGTGACCTCGTAGTCGATGGCGCGGATCCCGACGTACGGCAAGGGCCCGATGAGAAAGCGCGTGCTCGTCCACGAGTAGATCGTGTTGTTAATCCTCAAAGTATTCGGATCCATTACGCTTTGCCTCCTTTGAGAATCACGAGCGCTGGTCGGTCCACGCGCCTGGTTTCTTCGATGTACCGGATCGCGTGCTCGATCACCTCGACATCTTCGTCGAAGAGCCCGATCGCGCGGTTGCAGTTGGAGCAGAGCAGGCCTCGTATCGCCTTCGTCTCGTGGTCATGGTCGACCGTGCATCGATCGGCGCCTCGACCCTGTAGAGTCATCCTGCATGCGCAGATCCCGCAGAGCCCGCGTTGATCCTTGTAGAGGCGATCGAGTTCGCTCTGCGGCACTCCGTAGTTTCGTTCTCTCTGGTACGCGCGCCTCGGCTCCGGATTCGCGTGACAGGCGGCCGTGTTCTTCTTCAGAACACATGCGTTGCAAGCGGACTGGAGGCCGTCCAGAGCTCGGCTATCTCTCGTGAAAGGACCGATCCCACCACAAAGAGTGCACCGCTTCTCATGGATCTTAGCGATCGCTCGCTCAACGAGGTGCTCCCGACACTCAGACTTTTGGCCGCGTCTGAGATCCCGTTCCTTCCCACAGGTGGGGCATGGGACGCGCTTATACGGTCCTCGAGGGTTCGTCATGGGCCAAGCCTTACGGGCTTTCCTGCGCGGGCGCCTGGCTGCCGTTGGTCGGCACGGCGATCGACTTCACGAACGAAGCTTGGATCTGGTACTTCTTCAGGTAGGCGAGGCTCTCGATCTCGACGTTGCCGTTGACCGTCGAGGACGAGTTGCTCGAGAGGTCGTCGGTCCTCGAGAGGACGAAGACGACCTGCGCCACCTGATTTTTCAGCGGCGTGCGGAAGGCCGCGTTGACCTGTCCCTCGATGCGCTGCGCATCGTGCTCGGCGATGTAGATCCCACCCGTCACCGGATCGGGCGCTTGCTTGCCGACGCCCACCGAGAGCAGCCCGGAGAGCACAGACCACGCGATGCCGCACGAGAGGTTCATCGTCCGCGCATGCTGGACCCACACGTAATCCGATCCGTTGGGCGATAGCAGGTTCGCGTTGCAGAAGTAGACGCCCTGGGGTCCGCCGGGGGCGAAGCTCCGGAGCGTGGTGAGCCGCAGCGCGTCGAGGCCAGGGTAGAGATCCTCGTCGTGCCAATACGGGTTGCCGTTGCTGTCGGCGATCGTCGCGCCCGGGATGTTGCCGCGCCCCGAGAACGCCGGATCCTCTCCGACCGGAATCCGCATGATGCGCGCGAGCAGAAACATCGCCGTCGGGCGAGGCTGGCTGACGCCCGTCAGGGTCGACGTGTACGCCGCCGCATCGGTGCCCACGGCCACGTTGATCGACGCGTCGCTTTGCGTGAGCGTCGTCATCGCCGTCAGGTAGGCGGCCTCGCTCTCGGCCGTCGGCACGGGCTGATTCTTGTGCCGCGTGTTCATCAAGATCAGGTGGAATTGCCCCTTGGCCTCGAGGCCGGTCTCCCACGTGTCGAGCTGCCCGACGGTGCCGGTGTTGTAGGCGACATCGACGAGCACCACCTCCCACGGCGTGCGCGTGTTGCCGAGCGCCGTCAGCGCGGGCGCAAGGTCCGCGTTGTTCGGCTGCGGGCGCGTCGTGTAGAACTGCACCGTCGTGCCGGCGAGGATGGTCCCCGCGCCGAGGTTCACGGTGACGCCCGTGTTCGCGGGGCTGATCGTGTTCGCCATGCCGAGCGACGTCGTCCCGCTCGTCGAGCCACCTCCGTTGCCATCGAGAGAGATGTTGTAGGTGATCGCCGGGCTCGCGCTGCCCACGGTGCCGCCCGTGAGGAAGTTCAAAAAGACGTTGTACTCGTCGAACGCCGCGCCCGTGGCCGTGATCGCGCTCGAGCCCGTGCCCACCGTCGTCACCGAGCCGCACGCCCCCGCGATCGACGCCGTGCACTTCTCGAGCACGACCGGGTTTCCGCCGACCTGGATCCCGTACGACCCGTATTCGGTCAGGGGCCCGTAGCCGAGGGCCGCGACGGCGAGCGCGTCGCGCGCGTAGCCGGCGGGTTGATTGCTCGTGCCCGTGGAGCTTGCCGCGATGATCGCCCCGACGCCGATCGGCGACGGACGCGCAACGCCGGTTTGGAAGTCCGCCTTTTTGATGCTCACGCTCGGGATCATGGGGGGTGTCCTCTCAGCTTGCGGGGACGCGATGCACTGCGGGTTTGGGTGTCGCGACACCGAGGGGGGCGTCGTAGAAGGGGCCCTTGTGGATGAAGTAGCCGATCAGCTCGCGCCCATACTGCGCGTTCGGCGAGAAGACGCCCCATGTGGAGCCATCCCAGATGATGTCGGCGAGACCGACGGGGCTCACGAGTCCGCTCTCGTCGGAGTAGACGCCGTTGTGCACGGCCTGGATCATCTTCTCGAAGAGGTCCTCCGTCGCCGCAATCTGCGCGAGCTCGTCGTCGAGGTGATCGTTGTCCACGCCCCACACCGAGACGGAGACGATCGCTTCCCAGCCTCGCAGCGGGCGAGGATTGTCGACGTACCGGCCGATCGTCGAGCCTCCGACCATGTCGCCGCCGCCCGAGAGCTGCTTGATCCGCGGCTGCGTGATCTTGCCGGCCTCGAGGGGGCGCGGGGCCCCCGTCGTCGGGTCGATGCGCCCGGGGACGAAGATCACCCGGTTCGCTCCGCCCGTGCCCTGATTGAGGATCTGCTCGCGCTGCTTCCAGCCGCCCGCCACCTTCGCGTCGATGCTGTTGAGGTCGAAGAACGACTCGACGGCCGACACGAGCGCGACGAAGCCGCTCACGGTGCGGAGCGCCGTCACGGGCCGCCTCCGGTGAGCTCAGCGAAGGCCTCAGCCATCGCCGCGCGCACGGCCTCGTCGACCACTCGCGGGCGCGTGCCTGGGTCCGGGATGACGCGCCGCCGCACCTCGCTCGCGCCTCGTCCGAAGTGGTGGAACACGTCGACCGTGTCGAGCTTCACGCGCACGGTGCTGCCGTACGCCTTCGCCGTGACATGGGCGGCAGCGTTCGCCATCGCTCGCCCGCCCTTCTTCGTCGGGGCCCACGCCTCCCCCTCCGGGGTCGTCCCCGCGGATGCCGTGCGTTGGATCGCATCCTCGAGGCGCGGGGCCGCGAGCTCCGCCGCCCGGCGGTCGATCGCGGAGAGCCCCCGGAAGGTCGCGATCATGTCCTCGAGGGAACTCACGAGTCGAACCCTGTTCCGACGCCCGCTTCGTCTTCCTGACGGGCGTCTCGCCGTTGCACATCCGTGAAAACGTAGGGGCTTTCCTCGGTGTACCCCGACGGGCCCCCCGTGGTGATCGCGCTGTCCGTGGTGTTGTTCGTCGGGAGATCGAAGAGCCCGGTCTCCGAGTTCGCCGCCTCTTCGAGCTGCTTCGCGCTCGTGAGCGCCTTTTCCTCGAGGCGCATGAGCGTCGGATCCTGCCCGTTGACCCCGCGCGCGTCGTAGACGCGGGGAGTCACCACGTCGACCATCCACCGTAGGATCGTGCCGGGGACCGGCGGGGGCGCGGCGTAGACGTTGTCGGTCGAATAGGTGCCGGCCCCGAAGCTCGCCGTGATGCCCGTCGAGCCGAGGACCACCGGGGCGGCCGTGGTGAACGGCGTCCAAGTCACGCCCCCGTCTTGGGACCACTGCCCCGCGGCGACGCCTGGCGCTCCCCCCGTCGTGAACTTGAGGGCGAGCTCGTTCGCGCCGCACGTCGGGACGCCCGTGAGCGTCACCACCGGGGGAGAGGTCGACCCGGACGTCGGAGTCCCCGCCGAGGTGAGCGGAGGTTGCGCCTGCCCGAAGGGGATCGACCGCCCATAGCGCTTGCGCAGGCGATCCTCGAAGAGCTCTTGCACATCCCGAAGCAGTGTCTCGAGGTAGCCCGGACGGCTCTTCTGCACGATCGCCACGTCCGCAACCGGCATGGGGCTCCGGCGCGTGAAGTTGGCGGCGTCCAGGTACGGGATCACTCGAGGCCTCTGACCTCGAAACCCCGGGGCTCGCCGGGGGCGTCCTACCGGGGCGGGGCCTCGAGGGGGTGAAGGCTAGGTCGAGTCGACCCGGAAGATCGTGTACGGGTGCCCGTACTGGCACGAGACGCGGCCCTGCACGTGGTACTCGAACTCGTTCATGCGATCGAGCGTCTCGGTCTGCCCGGTGCCGCCCGCGTCGCCCGTGTAGTAGTTCACCTTGAAGGGCTTGCGGCTTACGTAGAGCAGACCGCCGAGGCGCGTCGTCTGCATCTCCTCGCACACGAGGTAATACGTCGTGTCCGAGCCGGTGACGGTCTCGGGGAGGAACGTGATCGCCCCCGTGCCGCCGCCGGTCGCCGCCGCCGGGATGAAGGGCAGCTTGGCCGAGTAGGAGGTCGACGCTGCGAACTCCTGCGCGATGATCGGCGTACCGAGTCCCCAGCCGGTGACGAGCGCCTCGATGTCCGCCGAGCCACCGCCCGAGCCGTTGGCCATCTGCGCGATGTACTTCGCCTTCGTCAGCTCGCGAACGCGAGGGGCCATGCGCGGGGGCGCGATGATGTACGCCACCGTCAGGAAGCGAGGGTCGCGTCCGTTCGGCATCTTGAGGCTGGCGACGTACGCGATCGCCTTGCCGAGATTCTGCAGCGCGACGTCGACCGTCACGCTCTCGTCGATCGGGCACGCGCCGGGGTAGGGCGGCAGCGAGACCGCCGAGAACCCGCTCGGCGTGAACGTCGGCGCAGCCTGCGCGGCCCCGTGCAGCCAGTTCGTGTAGTAGCCGGCCGGCGGGTTGTACGGGTTGTTCGGGTGCGGCGTGCTGTTGTCCGAGAAGAACGCTGACCCGTCGTAGCTTTGCGCGCTGCCGTCCGTGTTCGCGCCGTTGAGGATCAACTGCGACGCGAGGACCTGGGGGTAATACGCGATCTCGTTGCCGATGTTCTCGCTCCACTTCGCGAGCGCATCGAGCCCCGTCCCGTCGAGGTCCTCGATCTGGTCGCGCGTGACCCGAAGGCCCTTCGCGTGACGGAAGGTCGGATACTCCGTGGTCATCGTAACGAGGTCCTCGAAGCCGATCCGGCCCGTGCCCGTCGGGCCGACCGGCTCGATCGAAGCCGTGTCGAGAAACCACGTAACGCGCTCCGTCTTGCGTTCGATGGGCAGGGGCCGAAGCACCTTGTTCCACCACACGTTCTTCGACTGGAGTCGCCGAGCGTATTCGACCTCGGTGATCGCGCGCATTTCGCGCTCGTACTCCATGATAAAGCTCGGGGTGGCTTCGGGCATCGGAGGATCCTTGGTGGGCTGCTGTTGTGCGCGAGAGGTTGTGGAGGCTCAGCGCCTCAGAGGGTCTGCGTGTCGTGGATCGCCTGGACGAGGACGCCCTTGACGGCGTCGACATCCCAGATCCGGCCGGCGACTCCGTTCGAGCCCGACGTGATCCCGACGGTGTGATCGTCGTTCACGTAGGCGTTTTTCCAGAAGTCCGTCAGCGCGATCTTCGCGGAGCCCGTGGCGTTGTCCCACCACTGGGCGCGGATCTCCTTCTCCAGGCGCACCTGGCACTGAAGCGATCCGGTGCCGGCGCTGTTGTCGACGGAGTCGAGGAAGGTCCCGATCCGCACGAGGGTCGAGACGCTCGCCGCGCCCGCCTTGATCGTGTTGGTGCTGGTGTCCACGCACGCCATGCGGTTGCGATACACCTTCTGCGTAGCGGCGAGAGGCAGCGAGAGGACGAAGAGGGTTTCCTCCCTCAGCATCCCGGGTCCGGTCGACGCGCCCATGGCTTACTTGC